ATATTGATATATATAACAAATTTAAGTAAATTTAATAAAAATAAACTACATCAGTATGAAAAAAAAATATGAAAAAAGGAAAAACGGCAAAAATCAATGGATTTAGAACATCAAAGATAACTTATGGGACAGTTGATTCAAAAGAATTTAAATCACTTTATTTAAATTTACAAACTTGGGTTGAGCCGAAAATAGATTCTGAAAATTGGACGAGGGTGGTATTAAACATGAACAGGTCTATTAAACATTCAATATACCAAAATTTAGACAAAACAATATTTGACGATAAATTTATTGTTGATTTAGATCTTAGAACAAGCGGATTACAACTAAAAAAGAAATCATTTATGAATTTAGAAATAAATCTTTATCTAATAGAAGAAATGGACTTTAAGTCACCAAAATTAAAAAAATCACTAAAATCTTTAATTAAAAACATATATGATGATGTTCTAAATAAAAATGAATATTTTAAATGTTATTTAACTAAAAATGGAAATTCTAAACCAATAAAGGTAAAAACCGAAAAAGTTTAATATTTATAATAAAATTTAAATATGAAAATTTTAGGACCAAACGAAACCGGTAAAGGAATCCTTATTGAATACGACGCTGGGTATATCAACCCAAAAACAGAAAGTAATCACTACATAATGGAATCTAAAACATTTTTAGATCATTCAAAACCATTTGAATTTTATGCGGTTTTGCAAAAATACAATACACCAAATAGAAATGGTAGAATATATCCAGAAAAAGTATTAAAAAGAGAAGCCGAAAATTATAAAAAAATGATTGAGAAGGGAACTTCTCTGTCAGAACTTAATCACCCTGAATCTTCACTTATAGATCTTGATAGAGTGTCTCATATAATAACTGAGGTATGGTGGGACGGACCTGTACTTTTAGGTAAATTAAAATTACTTACAAGTCCTGGATTTCACGAAAGAGGGATTGTATCCACAAAAGGTGATATGGCGGCTAACTACTTAAGACAAGGTGTTACTTTAGGTATATCTTCTAGAGGTGTTGGTTCGTTAAAAAAAGTCGGAGAACAAAACGAAGTTCAAGACGATTTTGAATTAATTTGCTTTGATCTTGTTTCTTCACCGTCAACTCCTGGAGCGTATCTTTTCTTAGATAAGAATGATAGAACTAAATTTGATGAGAATTTAGAAGAAGATAAAAGAATTGCGGTAGAAAGAAATATTGGCGATACAGGTAACAAATCTCTTGACTTAATGAAAAGATTGTCCGATTATTTAAAATAAAAAATAATTATGGAACAAGGAGAAAAATATTTTGTAGCAAAAATTACATCTGATTTATTAGATAGTGAATCGGGAAAAGTAAAAAAAGTAAAAGAAGAAAAATTAGTTTTAGGTTATACACCTACAGATGTAGAAGCTAAAGTAACTAAAGTTTACGAAAATTACACAATGGATTGGAGAATAACCTCAATTACGGAAAGTAAGATTGATGAGGTTATAGAATAAAAAAAATAATACACAATATTAAAAGGGAGATTAGTTAAACTTTTCTCCCTTTTTTTATGCTTAAAAATAAAAAAAATGATTTTTTTATAAAGTCTTAATATTTATTTGATAAACAAACTATAAATGAATAAAAAAACAGTAGTAGAAGAGGCAGTTATACAAATGAAAAATTTGGAGGACGCTCTTAAAGAAAATGCAAAAGGAATACTTGCGTCGACAATGAAGCAAGAAATCAATTCTTTGGTAAAAGAATCTCTGAAAGAACAAGATGAGGTTGAAACTGACGATGAAGAAGAGGTTGATTTAGAATCGCCTGAAGGAGAAGAAGACGTTGAAGACGATGAGGATGATGACATCTTTGCCGGATTAGACGATGAAGATGATGATATGGATGTTGTTGATACTGACATGGACGATGAAGACATGGATGTTGTTGATACTGACATGGACGATGAAGATGAAGACATGGATGTTGTTGATACTGACATGGACGATGAAGATGAAGAGGAAACTATTGACATGAGAGGAGCAAGTGATGAAGACGTTGCTGTTGTGTTTTCTAAAATGGGTAAAAATGATAAAGTCTCAATTGAAAAGGTTGGGGATTATTTTAACCTTAAAGATGATGAAAATGATACAGAATATATTATCAAACTTAATGAGTCTGAAGAAGACTATTTAAATGAGATTGGTGATGACGAAACATTATATGAACTTGAGGTTGATGGTGGATCTGGCGATTATGGTTTAGGTGAAGATATGATGACTTATGAAGATATGAGTTATGATGATCTTGATGAAGATATGATGACTTATGAAGATATGAGTTATGATGATCTTGATGAAGATATGATGACTTATGAAGATATGAGTTATGATGATCTTGATGAAGTAGAAAATTGGGACAGTTTGAAAAAAAGAAGTCAGGTTTCTATGACAGAAGCTAAACAAAAAACCGGAAGTGCTTCTAAATTCAAATATAGTAAAAAACCAAACCAAGAAGGTGGTTTCAATACAAAAATGAAAGAAGGTTCTAAACGTTATGGTAAATCAGGTAAAGCTAATTTTGATTTTGATAACGAAGATCCTAATTCAGAAATTGTAATGAAAATTGTAAACAAAATTAAAGGAGCAAAAAAATCTGAAACTAAAGAGGCCACAAGAACATTAGGTAGTGGGTCTAACTTTAGAAAAGGTGGTTTACCAAAACCAAGAGCACACTCTAAAAATAATACTGCAATTAATGAAGAAGTAGAAATTTTAAGAGAAAAAAATGAAGAATACAGAAAGGCTTTAGATCTATTTAGAACAAAATTGAACGAAGTTGCGGTATTTAATTCAAACTTGGCATACGCCACAAGATTGTTTACAGAACACTCAACCACTAAACAAGAAAAAATAAACGTATTAAGAAGATTCGATAACGTTGAATCTTTGAAAGAATCCAAAAATCTTTATCAAATTCTTAAAAATGAATTATCAAACAATTCATTATCGGATAAAAGTATTAATGAATCAATTAATAGAACTGTTATGAAATCACCTTCAACGGGATCTGCGGTTAATCTAATTGAATCTAAAACTTATGAAAATCCGCAATTTTTAAGAATGAAAGACTTAATGGGTAAGATAAAATAAACTTTTTAAAATAAACGTATATTTATAATATACATAAATAAAAAATAAAGCTAAAAAAAAATTAAAATGGGAGCATTATTAGAATCAGGTCTTGTAGGTAACATAGGTCTTAAGCACCTTAAAGTTATCAAAGAAGATACAATTAACAAATGGGACAGATTAGGGTTCCTTGAAGGTCTTAAAGGCCACCTAAAAGAGAATGTAGCACAGTTATATGAAAACCAAGCTTCTTTCTTGATTAACGAAGCAACTTCTGAAACTTCTAACGGAGCGTTCGAAACAGTTGTTTTCCCTATCGTAAGAAGAGTTTTCTCTAAATTGTTGGCAAATGATATCGTATCAGTACAAGCAATGAACTTACCTATTGGTAAATTGTTCTACTTTGTACCTCGTATCCAAGGATATCAAAATGACGTTGTTGCAGACAACGAAGGTATCCACTATTCACCGGTTGGTTCACCTAACAATCCAGGTACTGACGGTGTTGGAGCAGGATACCCAGGATATACTGGTCCAGGTAATAACTATCCATACGCAAAAAATCTTTATGATTTATTCTATGAAGGTCCTGAGGCAGGATTAGATCCTCCAGGATTATTTGACTACTCTAAAGGTCAATGGACGGCAGTAACACAACCAGCTATCGCTATGGTATGGTCAGGTTCTTCTTTAGAGGTGGCAAGTGACGAATTTGATGGTGAAAACGTTAGAAAAATGATCATCAAACTTTGTGGATTTAATAATGCTGGTGTTGGTAAATTAATCGGACCTGATGGTAACGAAATTGATAGTGAAACTTTCTTATCAGATCTTAAAATTACTGCCGATTTAACTCAATTATCTGCCGGTACTGAATGTAACAATTTAGACCCTATAGGTAATACAAGTTTTACAGCTCCTCTATTGTTTAGAGTTGTAACTCAAATCTACGGTAAAGGAATTGTACAACCTACCTCAACTACAACACAAACTACTTGGCCTTCAACAGGTAATGGAGGTTCTTACAATAACATTTGTAGTCAAGACGGATGTATCTTTTTAGAAGTTGATTTATCATGTCCAGCATGTACTGATTGTGGAGCAACCACTTTAGATGGTTACACAGGTACAACTATTGATGGTATTGGTACAAATATTCCTGTATTGGGATCTTCTCCATTCCAAGTGGTTTATAGAAGATATAAAAACTTAGAATTTGAAGATCAAATTGGTGAAGTTTCTTTTGACCTTGAGTCAGTTACTGTATCTGTTACAGAAAGAAAACTAAGAGCACAATGGTCACCTGAATTAGCACAAGACGTTGCGGCATTCCACAACATCGACGCTGAAGCTGAATTAACGGCTTTATTGTCTGAACAAGTGGCAGCTGAAATCGATAGAGAAATCTTGAGAGACCTTAGAAAAGGAGCGGCTTGGAATCTACGTTGGGATTACAACGGATGGAGAAGACTTGATAAAACAACTTCTTACACTCAAAAAGATTGGAACCAAACTTTGATCACTGCAATTAACCAATTGTCGGCTCAAATCCACAAATCAACTTTAAGAGGTGGTGCTAACTGGATCGTTGTTTCTTCTGAAGTATCTGCTATCTTTGATGACTTAGAATACTTCCACGTATCTAACGCATCTCCTGAGCAAGATCAGTACAACATGGGTATTGAAAGAGTTGGTACTTTGTCAGGACGTTACCAAGTTTACCGTGATCCTTACTTCCCACCAAATCAAATTTTGATCGGACACAAAGGAACATCATTGTTAGACACAGGTTACATCTACGCACCGTACGTACCTCTACAATTAACACCTACAATGTACAACCCATTCAACTTTACACCTATCAAAGGTATTATGACAAGATACGCTAAGAAAATGGTTAACAACCGTTTCTACGCAAGAGTCACAGTTGATGGAGTTAGAACATTTGACTTAAGAGAATTGAGATAATCAATTAAACTGAATAAGAGAAAGGAGATAAGAAATTATCTCCTTTTTTTTGTATATGCTAATTCATAATAATAATATATTCAACCATTTTAATTAATGATTGATAATAAATAATTTCATAGGTATTTATTAATAAAATGATCACCTATGAAAAATTCTCTACTTATTTTTTTTCTTATACTAACAAGTTTTTTTGTTAAATCACAAGTAAGTTCTTATACGTTTGGAACATCAACCGGAACTTATACACCAATAGTTGGTGGGGTCAACTATGATAACTTTACAAGTTGGTCAAATACAAATTTTTTAGATGATAATAATTCGGCAGCGTTAGAATCAATTGGTTTTAATTTTATATATAATGGAACAACGTATACCCAATTTGGGGTTAATGCTAATGGATTTATATCACTGGGGTCATTACCAACTAGTAGTTATTTACCACTATCAACAGGAACGTCAAATAATGTTATATCGGCAATGGGAGCTGATTTAATAGGACGTGGGTCGTTATTAGCAAATAGAACTTCTGGTAGTGCGGTTATTACAATAACTGGTGGTGACATATCTTTAATATCGGTAGGAGATAAAGTAAGTGGTACTGGTATTCCTGCAGGAGCTACGGTATTATCTAAAACCGCAACCACCGTAACAATTTCTGCAAATGCAACAAGTGGAGGTACCGGATTTCATTTTAGATTTAGTAGGTCAACATTCGGTATTAGATTTCAAACAATAGGAACATCACCTAATAGGACATTAGTTGTTCAATGGACAGGGTGGCAAAGATATACAACTTCAGGTGCGTTTGGTGAATTATATAATTTTCAGATAAGATTAAATGAAACTACCAATACAATTAATGTAGTTTATAATGTACAAGGACCAACAAGTACTACTGCAAGGACGTTTGAGGTTGGTTTAAGAGGATCTGCAAACACTAATTTTAATAATAGAACAACCACAACAAATTGGTCATCAACAACCGCAGGGACATTAAATAGTTCAACTGTAACACTATCAAATACAGTTAAACCAACTTCAGGATTAACATATACGTGGACTCCCCCATCTTGTACTGCACCCTCATCATTATTGGTAACTTACACATCACCAACATCCGCCAACTTATCTTGGTCTGCATCACCATCATTACCAACAAATGGATATGAATGGGAAATAAGAACTTCAGGTTTAGGGGGTAGTGGTGCAACAGGATTAACCGCTAGTGGTAGTGTTGGTGCTGGGGTTACATCTTCTTCTACCTCATCACTAACTCAAAATACCACATATATATTATATGTTAGAAGTAATTGTGGAGGGACTTATAGTTCTTGGAATGCGTCCGCTAGTTCAGTATCTCCAACACCACCACCAGCAAATGATTATTGTTCTGGACCGACAAACGTTCCTTGTGGTACTAGTTCATTGGCGGGAACAACAGTAGGTACGGTTGTTGAAACTGCGCCATTTTCATTATCGTCTAATTATGGTGTTTGGTATACTTTTGCCGGTGACGGTCAACAAACAACTATTACATCAACAACTACATTTGACCATAGTTTATTGTTTATGTCAGGTTCTTGTGCCGGATTAAGTTATATCAATAACATTGATAATTCATTTTCGACTGAAACATATACATTTATAACTACAGTAGGTGTTCAATATTATATTTATGTTGCCCACTATTTAACTAGTAGTACTTCAACTGGAACCTTTACTATATCAAGAACCTGTGTTGCTCCACCAACACCACCAGTTAATGATAATCCATCAGGAGCAATATCAATAACCCTTAATACGGGTACATACTCAACGTACACAAACGTAAATGCAACATCAACATCTGTAACATCACCAAGTTGTGCAAGTTATACAGGTGAAGACGTGTGGTTTAGTGTTGTTGTTCCATCAAATGGGATTGTTGAATTAGATATGATTGAGGGGGTAATAACAGATGGTGGTATGTCGGTTTATACAGGTAGTATTGGTTCTTTAACGGAAATTGGATGTGATGATGATAATAGTGTAAATGGGGCAATGTCCTATCTATATTTAACAAATTTACCTGTGGGACAAACAATATATGTTAGAGTTTGGGAATATGGTGGAGGAACTACAGGAACTTTTGGTATCCTTGCAAATTCACCTGTTTCATTACCTGTAGAGTTATTATATTTTGAAGGTTTCGGATATCAACATTACAACTCTTTAAAGTGGTCAACTGCTTCTGAATATAATTCGGATTACTTTTTACTTGAAAGAAGTGTGGATGGGGAACAATGGGATTATGTTGGGACTACAAAAGCAACGGGAAATAGTACACAAGTGGTTAATTACTTATATGTGGATAATTTTAGATTTAATGGATTTATTTATTACAAATTAAATCAGTTTGATTTTGATGGTAATTTTAAAGTGTACGGTCCAATATCAATTAATAATACACACACAAATAAAAAGGTAGTTAAGTATATTAATATATTGGGTCAAGAAGTAAGTTCAGAAACAAACGGGTTTATTTTTGAGGTGTATGAAGATGGTACTATGAGAAAAATTATTAGATAATAACTATTACTCTACGGAATCTTGTCTAGATAAAATTCTAATTGATTTTGATATTACTTCACTTTCTCCAATAGAGAAGGATCCTCTGTTATGTGCCGCCTTTACTGACTCAACCAAATAGTATATTGCATGTTCTCTATCCATTGTAGATAAGATAACTTCTAAGTGTTCTTCAGATAGGATATTAATACTACCAAAAAGATTACCAAACATTTTACTTTCTTCTTCCATAACTATTAAACGATATATTTATATAATAATGAATATAAAACATATAGTAAATAAAATCATAAAAGAAGCATCTTCCGAAAGTGGGAGTAGGGGATCTTATATTCTACCTATGCAATTAGGGTTAAGAAAATTTAAAAAAGATATTTTAGCTCCATTTACTGATGAGGTTTCACATTATGATAGTCCATTATTACAATACGATAGTATGGATGGTAAAATGGATGAAACCCCAAAACAAATAAAAAAAATTGAGGGTAAATCCAAAAAAGTAACAAACTATATGACAAAACATCCATTATCGACCTTTAGTGATGATGATGGTAATAGTATAAATCCAAATCCAGGTAAAAGTAAAAAACTAAGTATTGTACCTATTAAAGAAGCGGATTCGTCAATAACCGCAGGTTTATATAATGGTCCGATTGAATTGGGTTTAAAAAATTGGAAAAATAATATATTAGCTCCGTTTACGGAATTTGTTGATACAACATTTAACCATCAAAAGAAACAAAAAACAATGAAAAACAATATTAAAAAAGTTGTTGGTGTTTGGGAAAAAAATTCTGATGGGACTTACAAACAAGATGAATATGATGTACACACTGTAAATGAAGATTTGGCAGTTTGGTTTGGTAAAAAGAAAAAACCAAAGGGTTCTAACCAACCAAAAGGACCTTGGGTTAACATCTGTAAAAAAGTTGATGGTAAACATCCACCATGTGGTAGACCTGACACAAATAAAGGATCGTACCCTAAATGTAGAGCCGCGGGAGTCGCCGGTAAAATGTCAGATTCGCAAAAAAGATCTGCATGTCAACAAAAAAGAAGGGCCGAAAAAAAAGATACTCAAACAGGTAAAGGACAAAAACCAATTATGACCTCTTACAAAACAAAAAAAGAATCTATAGATAAATTAATTGGTAGAGTTATTTTCGAGATGAGAAATTCTTTCTAAAACGTTATGTAAAGAATTTTTTATTTGTGAATTAATGTTATTCTCATAGTTTAAACGTCTTTTTTCCGTCTCATTATCAAAGATATATGTTATCCTTTCCCAATCCCTATTAGTAAGATTAACATTATAATGATAAACATGATTAGTTAAATCAACTCTTTTATCGTACATAGTTATAAAAACATCCATTTTTTTATTCTCAATGTATCTCTTATTAGACATTGGGGCAATCATAAATTTAGTTTCGGGATGTTTAATGACTTTTAAACATATTTGAAAACATGTTTTTTCGTAAGATGCTGGTGCGTCTTCATAAGTTGGTATGATACTACCATCTTTTTTCTTACTCCATATGTAAAATCGTAATTTAAGTCTTTGGAAGAATCTTATAATTTTTTTTTT